GGCTGCTTTGAGAAGCCAGCGCGACTGATGCGGTGCCGGCCACATTGGTGGCCGATGTACCCAGTATCCCGTTGTTCTCTCCCAGAAGAACCTTGGAATTGTTGCTCGCGATCACCGCGCTGGTGCTCACCCCGCACGTGATGATCACCTCAGTATTTTGCGAATAGCCCGTTCCGCCGGACGGAGATGCGGCGATTACCGTGCCGTTGCTATCGACCGTATATGGAACCGGATTCACAGTACCAGAACCGGTTGCGCTACGGTCGGAGATCACCATCAGATCGGTAGCAGGGTTATACCCCTCGCCACCTCTTTCGATAACGATTGCCGTCGGCACTCCATCAACGACCGTGACGGAGCCGCGGAAATTCTTGCCGCCGCCAATCTGACATGTTTCGGTAGCCAAAGTGGCGCCGAGCGTACCGCTCACGCGGTGATTTCGGGAGATATATCCGCCCACCGTCGAGCCCATGGAGATACCGAACACCGAACCGTGATGGACGGCGCGAAACCCATACGACTGGCACTCCTCGGCAGACATTGTGCTGGCCTGGGGGCCATTGACGAAGCACTGACGGGAAGCGAGAGCCGCGCCCACGTTCGACTTCACCGTCGTGTAGATCGATGCTCCGATCCACCCGCGCACGAACATGACACGACAGTTGCTGGCCGCCGCCATCGCTCGATTCCACCACGTCGAACGCCCCGAGAAAGTCGGCGTATCGTTCACTCCACCGGTGTATACCGGCTCAGTTCCGCCTGTATCGTCGGCAGCCCCCAAGGTTACGGCGTCCTGGGCGGCCACATAGACAGAGCCATCGACCGAAAACGCCCCATTCACATACACGTTCCCAGTCGGGATTGCATCGACAACATAGGTCAGGCCGTCCAGGTCGATGGTACGCCCGGTGACTGCGCCTTCCAGTTTGGTAAACGCGGACGTGTCGTTCTCAGTTCCGTCGCCGGTGGCGCCGAAGTCGCGAGGACTGATCTTCTCGCGCATCTTTTGCTGAGCATTACGACTAACCGAGCCACTGCCGGATTGTTGAAACCCGACCATCATCGAACCTGAAGGCTCGGCGATCTCCTGACGTAAAGCCGCGTCTCCTACAGAGACGAAATTTGGTCCTTCCGTCGCCCAATCGCCGGTAAGGATGTAAGAAAGATCAAGCCCAGCGCCTGCACGGTACAGCTCCCCATCCTTGCGAAAGATCTGATTCCGCGAAGTGATCTGTATGCCTGCCGCGTAATCGCCCAGATCCTGGTACCCCGAACTGAGCAAAAAGCGCTGAATGGCTTCTTCAGCCCCATGCCACGAGAGGCGCTGTTTGCCCAGCCGGTCCCCCCAGTACTCCGAGGAGCGGTCATTCATCGCAGAGTCAAAGTTCTCCGCGTTGTCGTACAGATCTTTAACCGCGGTGCTTCCGAGCGGATTTCCTGTGTTGTAGGTCGTCATTCTTTCGCCCAAAAAAAAGCCCCTCTATGAGGGGCCTGCGTTGTGATGGGGAGGTTCAGTTAGGAGGGAAAGCGTTATCCGACGCGTATACGCGAACGTCGTAGTTTTCGGCTTCAACATCTACCGCCGCTAAGCCTCGAGGGGTGATGTTTTTTATAAGCGCCGGGAAGCACCAGTGCTCAAGGGTTCCGAAGTAGATGTGTGGCGGTTCTTGATTGAGCGTCACCACCGGCCAAGCTTCGGTGATGTTGGCCAGCACCGAGTACTCGTCCGGGCCAGGATCAGCATTGAATGGGCCAGCCAGAGATCCGTCCGACCGGCGGAAGGCCACGACATGATCTTGGCCAGCAGTCCATTCCAGCGGCTCGCTCAAGTGCATAAGCGCCAGGCCGCCCGACGGTTCGATGTGCTCCAGAATGGCAGATACACCGTAGCCCGGGTCGCCATCAATGAGCGGGACATAGCTGAGATACCGGCTATTGAGCGCGTCCATTTCCGTGGCGAATGCATACTCCCAATTCCGGTACCGCAGGACGCGCCGCCGCCGCATACCGATTCGCCAAACACGAGTCCGGTCCGTAACGCCCTTGATCGTGAGTTTTTCCAACTTGAATCCATTGTCTCCAGGAAGCAGGCACCGCACCGTCTCCTGTGTCCACGTGTCCGAGTTCGTGAATTCGACCTCAACCCCGTCGGCGTCGTCAATTCGCCGTGCGCGAAACGATCTACGCAGCGGCCCCGTCATATTCTGCGGGGAATAGGCCTGCTCGAACTGCGTGCGAACGTCGTCTCGAACCGGCATGATCTGCCCGTCGTGAATCGTCATCTCGGCCATGCCGGCACCCAATGCTAGGTTGATAGCCTCCTTCACTGTCGTCTCTTCGTAGACGTAATCGAACGTCTCGCCGCGCGACGACCAAATGTTGTGGAGTCGCAGCAGCTCTTCCATGTAAAGATCAGCGTCCGTGTAGCCAATGCTATGTGCGATATAGCGCACGAACGCCGAGATGTCGCGCGTTGGCTGAGGAGCCAGCCACTGGCCATCACCGGCCAGCACTGGCAGAACGCGCGTGGCAATGACATTTATCTGATTCTCAGACTGAGCACCAAGCCGACCGCCGCTGCGCAACTTCACAGCCATCGTCGTCCAATTGGGATACGAAGTTCGCGTCGGCAGACGAGAACGCAGCCCATACCACTGAACAGTGTCATTTACTTGTGTTGACGTATCTTGCGCCCCGACCCGGCGGACACGCGCTTCTGGGGCAATCTGTGTCCCCAGGGAGATTCGCTCTGTAAACCCGATCTGATCCAGGGTGCGTTCGCTATAGCTATAGCCCACCGATGAAAAGGCCGCGCCGACCCTAGCGTCCCGATACTGCACCTCGATACGTACGCCGTGGTTGCTCAAATCCCCATCGTTTTCGACATAGGCAAGTCCATTGGGGAAGAAGAAGTCCAGCTCAAACGTGTCTGTAAGCTCCCCAGCCGGCACGCACCTGAAGGTGCTTGACCAATCCCCATATACGGTTGCGGGGTCTACCCTGATGTCCATCGGACCGGTATAGGGCCCAAACCCCGCCCATCCGGGTACGTCCATGTCGTCATCGACCGCCACCACTTGCACATGGTCAGCCGAAACGATAGCTGTAACGCGATAGCGGCGGCCTTGGATGTAGAACCGCATACTTTCCGTTCCGTCCGGCACATCATCAATGGCGTGGCCATCCAAGGCGTCGTACAGCTGCACCCACCCTTCCCCAGCGGAATCGACGGAGTGGTCTCCAATCGTCGCCGAACGCGTCGTGCCGTTCACCGTAAAGCGAACCGCCTTCCCCGTCACAGGGCCTATATCTCGAAAGTTTCCAGTAAAACGGTTGACCGGTATCGGGTCTGGAAATGCCGGAATCGTTTCCGTTGAGACGATGTAGTCTCGGGAAAACTCAATGTCTAGAACCGTTCCCGGCCCCCAACCTGTTGGAAAATCGGCGCCTGCTGAGACCAAGTCGAAGCCATTCACCGAATAGGCCGGGGCACCGGGGTTAATGTTGGAGGAAAACGCCGCGCTCAACTCAAGGCCGGCGGTGCCCGACGACGTCCCACCTACCTCATCAACGGAATACCAGTGCTCATGCGCCTGTGTGGCACCAACGTAAGCACCTGGGCTAAACAGCGCATATGATGCGTCTGGCCCGAGAGAAGAGAACGTCGTGTCGCCCACCTTGACGTCGGCATCCAGAATATGATAGCTACCGGGTCCGATGCAACACATGAACTCGAGCCATTGCTCGCGACGGTTCACGAAGTAACGGCGCGGAGGCGTGAGGTAGTCGGGGAACCTGCGGTAACGGCCGCCCAGTTCGGGGACAACTTCACCGAGCCTGGCTTGGTTCGCTTTTGCTTGGCTGGGTTCCAGCCGTTGCCCTTGCTCCGCCGATCCACCCGAAGACGATCTGTTGTTGGGGATTAGCCATCCAAAGGCGAAATCGAAAATCTTGCTGATGATCGAGCCAAGCGCCTTAAACACGCCGCCATGCGGCAGAATCCTGACTTCAACCTCGTCGGCCCGCCCCAGCACCTGTGATTCCCATTCAGTCACCGGCAACTCAACCCCATTTACTTTCACCAGGATCGGCTGTTCGGCATGCGCGCGAAAATCCACGTTTTTGCTAGCTAACCATCCGGCAAAAGATTGCCCTTCGACCTCATGGACCTCGACGGGCTCGCCGGGCAGCAGGCTGGGGTACACCCTAATCGGCATAATAGACAACCTCTGTGTATCGCTTCTCGAATTCCGCCAGCGGCGTCAAGCAAGGGCCGGTCGGCTCGTCCGTTTCCAGCACCCATAGCCGTCCGTCTGCTGCCACAACCAAGCCGACATGTACGCACAACGAGGCGCGCCAGGCAGTGGCCACTGTCCCGGGAAACGGCACGGCAGGCCGCATGCCCTCCAGTCCCGAAACCTCGTGCACCGCGCGCGTAATAGCCCGGAGATCGCCCGGTTTGGCATTTGCGCACAGCGGCATCAACGGCTTTCCGAACAGCTCCGTACGGGCAAGCCTGACCAGACCGTAGCAATCGAGGTCCACCGGTCCGCGCCCGCCCTTGACGTAGCGGGTGAACAAATACTTATCAATCACAGGTACTTGAGCCCCGGCGCACTTTCCGCGGTGTAGCGCTCCCGCGGCCAGGCCGCGTTGAGCAGGTCGTAGTAGCCGGCTTCGAACACCGCTTCACCCCGTTCGAATTGACCTCCGGTGAGGGTCATCGTGCGCGGCCGCTCGGCTGGCGCCGACTTATCGCTCTCGAGATAAGCCCGGTAAATCAGCCGCACGAGCTCGCCAGCCTCAAGTGCGTCATCGACATAGCGCTGAGCAATGCCGTTGACGTTCGACACGCCGAAGCTAAGCGTCTGCTGGCCCCTCGTATTGCGAGCCGGCAGCGCCACTTGCAACGAGCCGGCCTCGAACTGCACTAATTGCCCGTCAACCCCCAGCATATGGTTCTCAAATCCATCGCATATCCGGATAGGGGGATGCCCAGGCACCACGATTTCCAGCGTAGCGATGATCACTTCACCTGCAGGCGCGCTGGCATAGACGACTGACAGAATGGTCATGCCTTAGGCCACTCCCTGTTCATGGCGTAATCGAAGATATCCGCTTGAGCAACGAAATCCGGCATCAAAGCCCATTCATCGGGCAGAAGCGGACGCTCCCAGGCCTCAAGCTCGGCAGATATCATCCACCGATCCCGACCGGCCAAATTTGGGCCCGTATACATCCGAGTAAAGCGGCACACCAGCATGGATTGGCCCAATGGCGTTCGCCTCGGGATGTTGAACCATTCGGCTCCATCCTTCAGTGTGACCTTGAACCAGACTTCGAACGACGCCGCCTGCGCGTCATTGAATAGAAAGTTGTAGTTGCCGATGCTCGGTACGCTGGTGAAGCGGCGGCGTTGCCGCGCACGCCCAGATTCCATGCTGGTGCGCAGGAACGGCTGAACATGGTTGGTGGTATGCCCTTCGCGCAGTGGATGTGGCAAGCCGTCCGGGTAGTTAATATCCGTCTGGATCATGCTTCATTCCCGCTAGATAGGTATAGTTTCACGCGTCGCACCATGCTTTGGCGCGGCATTAGAAGATGACTCATCGCGGCAAATGCTGCACAGGAGAAAACATGAACGAGCTTGAAGAACTGAAGAAGCAGGTGCACGATTTATCTGGTCAGCTGAAGGGAATTGAATTGGGCCTGCCGCTTCTTGCAATTGCGCTGGCGTCCAGAACCAATGCCGGCTTAGAGTCCGTGACCCAAGGATTCAAAACGCTGCGACGCTCTCTCCGCGCATTCGACGGGGTAGAAGAAGGTGCAGAAACGCCCGAAGCGCAGGCGCTAGATCGACTTGTGGCAATTCTGGAGGCAGCGGTAGAAGACGTTAACGAGATCCGTGCGGAACGTTCGTAATCCGTGACGCTGGCCGGCCAGTGACTACTACACGCTAGCGCAATCACTGGCCCCTCCTTCGCAACCCGAATATCGACTGGTTGTAGCGGGTAAACCGCCCTTCCCCGGCCGCATCGGCGAGCATTACATTGACGATGTACTCTTCGTCGCTTATGCGATTCTGCTGCACTTCGGTTCCAGGGGGGGCATTGTTAACGACCACCGTGACGCGCGGTCCCTGGCCCTGGGCGCCCCTCGATGCATCCTTGTTGCTAACCACCTCACCGCGCGTATTCGGGAGCAGATACTGCTGGCCGCTGGCCGTGTTCAGGATCTCAGGGGCACCGTTTTCGTTGATGCGGTACATTTTGGCGGCCGCTACATCGCCGCCATATTGCCTCCCACCAACCACGGACATGGCAGTAGCAGCGGCCATAGTGGTTGCCATGCCTGCGATCGCTGGCGCCGAGTTCGCCCCAAAAGATGCTAGCGAAGCGAAGACAGCAGCCGGCTCCCATGCCGACGCCAGAACTCCCGCCTGGGCAACACCGGCGGAAGTCGCTGCGGCCCCCATCGTCTTCCCGATGATCAGGTTCTTTACATAGGTGATTCCCATCTGCACCAGCGCGCCCACCGCATCGTGCAAGATTGCCGCACCGAGCGCTCGAACAGCATCAGATCCTTTGTTCGCGCCCGAAACGATTCCGATCAGCGACTCGGTCGCAGCTTGACCGACCCGGTCCAGACTGCCCAATAACAGATCGTTCCAGCTCGACTGGCGCCGGAAGTTCTCTTCCTGGAGTTGGCGCATACGCTCATCGTGCGCCGTTTCGGCCTGGGCCTTGAGGTCCAGATAGCGCTGATCTTCCAGCAGCTTCGCTTCATTCAGCTTGCGCAAGTTCTCGATCTGCGTCTGGAAGCCCATCTGCTCGCCAGCAATGGGGTCAACTTGGCCCAGCAGTTGGCGATTCGGCTGATACTGGCCGGCCTCGTACACGGCCTTAGCCAGCGCCTCTACGTTGGCGATCTCCTCAGGCGTGGCGAACTGGTTCAGGCTTGCTTTGGCCTTGGCGACAGCCAACGCCTCGCCAGCCAAACCCGACTCGTACAGCGAAGTGGCCAGGCCATCGATTACCTTCTGGTTCTCTTTCGCCGCCTCAGCCGATCGCTTCGTCGTCTCAGCGCCCTTCTTCTGCGCCTGCTCCAGTGCGTAGATCTGGGAAGCCAGATTCTCCGCCTCCTTGCGCTCCGCCTCGGTCGCGTTCGCGCCGAGCTTCTGGATAGCCTGCAGGCGGGCACGCGCCTCACCGGTCAGCTTGGCGAGCTCCAGTTCGTCACGCATGGCCTTCAGTCGCTTGCCGACCTCCGGGTCGGCATCTGGAGTACTTGGGCCTGCAGACGTACGCTCGCGCGGCTTTTGATTATTGAGCTTGTCCTGCAGCTCATACAGCTTCTGCAGCCGGGTGTTGACTTCTTCAAGATTGGCTTTCTGTTCCACCAACGTCTTGTTGGCGTTGCTCAGCCCTTCGGCCCCAATATTGGCACCCCGCTGCTGCGCTGCCGTCAGAGCG